TCTTGACCAGCTCTTGCAGATTGTTCTGCATCTTGAGCAGCATCTTTAGCAGCATCATTATCTGCTTTCTGCTGTCCTATAAGAACATTCTTAATAGACTCAGTAGTTCCTGCAATAGAATTAAGAATATTCTTTAAACCTTCCCCAACAGGTGATGTTTTTACTTCTGCTTTCTTAGGTTCCTCCTCTTCAGTAACAGGAGTAATATCTTTAGCAGTTACATCAGGTGTAGGGTTTCTTATAGCAAGAGAAGTAACCTCAGTATTAGCTTGAATATTTTCTACTGATTCTTGTGATGTTCCTTTCTTAAATGCTCCACCAGTTATCTTTGTTTTCTTTACTTTTGGAACTACTTTATCTCTAAGTTCCTTTTCTTCTGCTCTTACAATATCAAAGTATTCTATATTATTTTCTTCTTTAAAATCTAAAGTCGCTTGCTTAAGTGCTTGCCAATACTCTCTATCAGATACACCTGGTTCGATGTATCCATAATCTAAAAGTATTTCATATGCATTGTCAAGTTTTGCTTTAGGCATTCGCTTGTTGCTGTTTGCGTTTTAGTTCTTCTTCCTCAAGATGTTGTTGAAGTAAAGTTACATAGATGTCTCGTTCCCAAGGCATCATATTTTCTACCTCCGTCAAACTATATTTATGGTACTGCATCAACGCAAAATTTAACCTGAAGTAATTCTCCAAGTTCATATGCGACATGCCTACCCGAAAAAAGATGCTAGTCCCTCAAGTACTACATCACTTTCAACCTTTGTCTTAGGATTTTTAACTGTAATAGTATGCTGTAACTTAGGCATCGTCTCAAAGAACTTCTCAATATCCTTAAACTGAGATGAGTTCATTGATTCAAGAAACTCTTTCACTTCTTTCTTAGTACAGTCAGCAGTAGACCATACTTCATCCTCAGTATAGATCTTATCAATACATGATGCAATCAAATCAAAGGACTGATCCATTTGATTTCCTTCTTTAAAATCAAAATTGTTTTTAATAAATTGATCAAGTGATGGATACTTCATCTCCATCATAATATTACTATCAATCTGGATTCTATTAGTATGATCATCATTCTTCTGAACCTGTATTTCATCCAAATCAATAGTAACAGGAACTTCTGTTACTTCATCATCAGGACAAATAATATTAACTTCTAACTCTTCTCCAACAGACTTACCTCTGATGTTGAGGAATAGATATTCAATATCAAATGTAGGAAGAGTTTCTACTTTAATTCCCTTTGTACTAATGCAACTTTTAATTACAGTTTTTATTGCAGTAGTAATTTGTTTATTATCTTCACTCTCTAATGCAAGAACTAAAAGTTTTTCTTCTTTAACAAGGAAAGGTCTATAGTTAATAGGTTTTCCAGTGGAAGGTAACTCCAACTCATATGTCGGAGTAGCAATCTTTGGTAAAGGCATAATATCCTAATACAATTCAGTGTACTTTATTTATACACTAATCAGCGACCAAAACTACCCAACCAACTCATTGTATTTGAAGCCCATCTTGCACCACCTCTAAGATTATCAGTAGTTTCTTGACCAAAAGCAAAAGTAATTAACGATCTAACAGCATTACCTGCTGCATTTGCTACTTGTGAAGGAACTCCACCAGAATTAAGTCTCCTCCAAGCACCTCCAAGATCTCCTGTTAGCACTTTACCTGCAATACCAGCAATTAATCTAGCTGGATCTTGATTAGAAGTCTGCATCCATCCCTTATTCATTACATATCTAATATAACTAAAGGTTACTCTGACCTCTAATAAATTTGTTCCTGAATAAGAAACAGGCATTGAACTGATTGCTTTAGGAAATACCCTAATAAATTCATACTCCAATACTCCTCCCCCCAATCTCTCATTACTATTAAAATCCCTTTCAAATTTTGTAACCTTTAATCCCTGATCCGCAGTATATTCATCAGGATATTTCATTCTATAAAAATAATTTTTATTCTTAGTATCTTCACGCTGTACTTGCGACTCTACACCTACAGCATAATCCATCCAAGTTTCAAAAATTCTAATCGGAATATAATTATCTGCATTTACATAAAAAGTAAAATCTATGCCCTGATCATCATACAATCTACGATGAACATGTTGCTCTCTTACACCAGTACGATCATTCAGAACATCCGTAGTTGCTAATTGAGATCCTGGTAAAGATACTTCAGAACATAGTAAACGCAACTTAATTTGTTCATTAGTATTCAAAAATATTCCAGCATCATCCAGAACCTCATCCTTCAAAAGACTTCCTAATTTAGAATTAAGAATAGCATTAAAAGGGATTTCAACCTCAAAATTATTTGTAAGAGCAGGTCGAAGCAGATGGTTCTTTATGTCTGATATCTTCCAGGGTGCTAAGATAGTCATTTATAAATATTATTTGACCTTATATATTATGTATAAGAGATGGCAGAAAGTAAAAAGAGTTTATTCAAACCTTCTCATCCCAGAAAATATAAAGGAGATATAACTAACATCATTTGTAGAAGTACATGGGAAAAAAAGTTTTGTCACTACTGTGATTTGAATGAGAATGTAATTGAATGGGGAAGTGAAGAGTTCTTCATACCATACCGTGCTCCTGATGGTAAGACTCGTAGATACTTTCCAGACTTTATTATGAAAGTAAAAGAAAGTAATGGTGGTACAAAAACATATGTTATTGAAGTTAAACCTGCAAAGCAAACAAGACCACCAAAGAAAAGAAAGAAAGTGACCTCATCATATATCTACGAATGTAAAACTTATGCTATGAACCAAGCAAAATGGAGAGCAGCATCTGAGTGGTGTAAAGATAAACGAATTGAATTTAAAATCATAACAGAAAAAGAATTAGGTATCCATCATGGTAGATAGTTTTGGATTTAATGATGGGATAGAACAGCAAGAAGAAGATAATCGTATCAGACAATATCTAAGTGACTTAAACAATAGAACTAATGATCCAGAAGAAATGATGATGGAGATTATGGAAGTTCTAAATGAAACTGTTGAACCTATTCCTGAAGTAGGTAAGTTCTATACCTTTGTATATAATGCTAAGACTCCTGGTGAAACTTATGACCAACATCCTTTGATTGCATGTACTCATTTAGAACAGTGGGGATTCAAAGGTATCAACTTTCATTGGAGAAGAACAAGAAACTATACATGGAATGAACTAGCAGGACAACTGTATGTGGTTCAACCAAATGAACTTGATGACCTCCTTGCTATACCCTATGGTAAATACATACTTAATCCTCGCTAAATAATAAAAAAGTTAAAAGATAAATGACTGCTGGTGGTCCTAACGAATACGGAGATGACTCTCCAGAAAATAGATTCAAACCTGGAGGTGATCTAGGTAATGAAGCATACTTTCTCATCATCAATAAGAAGACTGGTAAAACAGAAGTATGGAATGAAGAATTTGGACAAGATAGACATGTAGGTACATATGATCCAGAGACTGGGAAATTCAAACCTGCTGGTGGTATATTGGGTAAAGGTGCAAGAGACAATGAAGCAGAATATTTTACCAATAATACACAGGTAATAACCCAACAAGCAACGAAAGTAATTATAAAAGAAAAGAAAAAAGAAGAAGGGATAGATGCTATAAGAGCAAATGGAGAAGCTAAGAAATTATTGAATATTAAAGGAATTGCAGATGTTCCACAGTCTACTGCAGTAGAAGGATCAGTTGAGATTGGAAAAAATACAACACAAAAAGCTTTTGTTTATCCAGAAAGTTTAAGAACTACAAATAATGCACAGGATACAATACAAATAACCATGATACAGTATGTTCCAAGTGGATTTAATGATAGTTTAGCTGGAGTTGGAGATAGAAGTACAGTTCCAGGTAAAAAGAAGGCACGAGCAGAAACTGTTATCCTCCCTATTCCTGGTGGTATTAGTATGGGTAATTCTACTAATTGGGATGACAATACTATGACTGCTTTAGATGCTGCCAAAGCACAATTTATTACAACCACTGGTCAAGAAGGTATTGATAAAGCTGTTGGTGGTCTAAAAGATAAATTTGATAAGGCAAACCTGGGTGATGTAAAAACTGCTCTTCTCAGTGCCCTTGCTAGTGGTGCTGGCGGTGCTAATCCTATATTGGCCAGAACCTCAGGACAAGTATTCAATCCCAACATGGAACTTTTATTTAAAGGTCCATCAATAAGAGAGTTTTCTTTCGACTTTCAATTTGCACCAAGAAATGATAGTGAATCAAGGACTGTCCTACAAATTATAAGATTCTTTAAACAAGGAATGGCACCTATTAGATCAGAAGGTAAATTATTCTTAAAGACCCCTAATGTATTTGAACTTAAGTATACACATAGAGGAGGAGAGCATAAAGGTTTAAATAAATTTAAAGAATGTGCATTAAAAGGATGCACAGTTGATTATACCCCTGATGGAAACTATTCTACTTTTGAAGACGGTATAATGACCTCATATAAAATGAAACTTGATTTCAAAGAACTCGAACCAATTTACAGTGATGATTATGGTCGTGAAGGTTCAAATATCCCTGCAGCAATAGGATTCTAACATGTCAAAAAAATACTTCTCTCAAGTTCCAGACTTTCAATATGTTAGCAGACTTCCTAATGCTTCCATATCAGAATATATTAAAGTAAAAAACTTATTTAAAAGAGGGAAATTAAAAGAAGATGTTGCAGCAGATGCAACTCTCTTTACTAAGTACAAAATAATAGGGGATGATAGACCAGATAATGTAGCATCTGAAGTTTATGGTGATGCTAACTTAGATTGGTTGGTAATGCTATGCAATAATGTAGTAAATCTTCAAAGTGAATGGCCATTACTTCAAGCAGAATTTGATAGATATCTCTTAGATAAGTATGGAAGTTATGAAAATCTTAATTTAATTCATCACTATGAAACAATCGAAATAAAAAATCAAATGGGAGTAGTTCTTGTACCCGAAGGACTCACAGTAGAATCTGATTATTCTATAACTTATTTTGATTGGGTTGATGAAAAAGAAATAACTCAAACTAATATTGTAACTCCAATAACAAATGAAGAATATGAAACTAATTTAGATGATGAAAAAAGAAATATATTATTACTCAAACCAAGATATTTAAATATTGTTAGAGAAGATATGACTGATTTAATGACATACAAAAAAGGGTCTACTGAATATGTCAGTAAGACCCTTAAGAAAGCAGAAAATATTAGACTATATTCTTAACTATTCCTCTGCCAATTTTTGGAAGTAACTTAAAGCATCATCCTCATCTGAACTAGCAGATGCTACAGGAGCAGCGACTGGTTCTTTGCGTTCAAATTTAGGTTGGAAGGAACGATTGTTGTCCTCCTCGAATACCTCTTCATCTACACGACGAGCAGGCTTCTTAGCACCTAAAACATAATCAAGACGCTTCTTCAGATCATCATATGATTTGAATTGATCTGCAGCAGTGACAGCAGCAAGAGAATACTGCTTCTTCCATAATGCTTCTAAGGCATCATCATCTTCAAGTAGAGGAGATACTGTATCGAACTCTGACTTATCATAGTTCCAGTAACCATCCTTCTTGACGATCTTCAACTTGAAGTTTGCACCTTGCCAGAAGTCAAAAGGATTGATTGGAGTTTCATCCTCAAACTCTGGTTGCATTGCTTCCATTACTTTATCAAAGATCTTCTTACCAAACTTGTAGAGGAATACTCCACCCTCGTTTTGAGGATTGGTAGGATCTTTTACAACATAGATGTTTGCATAGTAGGAAAGCTTACGCTTCTGTCTACGAACAAC